GGCCAACTGTGGTAAGCTTTGGATGCGGCGGAAATACATCTCTGGGCCCATGCGCCGCGCAGTAACGGCTTGCAGTTTTGCCAGATGGGGTGGCAACTTGCGCGTAGCCCGTTGGTAGACGCTGCTCAGGTGACGCGCGATACGCTCACTGGCCTCAGTTGGCGAAATCAATGCACCTGTAGCTGCCGCCTCGATACGCTGGGCCCAAGTGTCAAGGGCTGACTCGGAAGTGTAGCCATTTTGCGCGAAGTACTTGACAGCATCACGGATCACTTGCTGAAAGTCGCGCAGGCTCATGCTGTGGTGACGTTGATGGTTACTCCGGCCGGACAACTCTTAAAATAAAGCCCCTGGCTGAAGGGTATATTCATGTTGGGGCCACCAATGGTGCCGGGTGGCGACGCAGCTGGCGCGCCCGGAATGCCCGGAATGTTGGGCTTGGTGCCATAGATGAAATCCAGCGCCGACAATGGTGCAGAGAACAGGGTGCGAGATGAATAAGGATCATAATTGGCCGAGGTAGCATCACAAAAGGTAATGGGTGTCACCCTGTCGGCCTGCGAAGGCGGCATCACCACACTGACACCAGTGAGGGTACCAGCTGCTTGCACCAAGGCTGTCCCCAGTTCTGATGAAGTGGCACTAAAATTCCCCATGATGATCTCCTAGGCCACCGCCCCGGCTTTCTTGTCAAGTATCTTGCGCAGCTTGTCGATGGGAATGACATCACGCGCCGCTGGCTCAATGGAGTCAAGCACCTGTGCCGCGTTGCTGAAGCGCGCCCGCAAGCTGTCAGCCTTGCCCATCTTGATGGCAACTCGCCCGCCACCGTCGCCGCCGCCCGCGCTATCACCGTCCATGCCCCCATTCTTCAGCGCCTCGGTCTGCGCCTCTTGCTGCTCCTGCATCTGCTGTTCTTGTTCATCCAGATGTTCCTCCAGCGCCTCAAAGTCAAGCTCAAGGGGCGCAGAGAAAATCACCTTGTTGGTGGAGATATTATCAGTGGCCCACTCATACAAGGACAGCTTGTTGGCTGTATCGAGGATTGGCTCAAACACCTGGATGAGCGCGATCACTGCCTTCAGACGCACGTCCTCAAGGCGTGCCAGCTCACTCTCCGGCTCCTCAAGCACGCTTGGCCATTCGGCCCGGTAGCTGTTGGCCCAGCGGTAGAAGGCGTCCTTGTATTGCATGCCGCCATAGGTCTGCGGAAAATCCTTCTGCATGCCTTCAAAGAATGCCGGTGACCAGGCCCGATACATGCACACCCGATCAAAGAACTTGAACAGCGGCCCCATGCTCTTGCGGACCCGGTCAATGTAACGCGCGACAGCCCGCGCATCCTCGGTCCCCTCTCCAAAGCCCTCCACAAAGGCTTCTTGCGCCAGGATCTTGATGGGCATGTCGGCCGCTGTGGCAATGTTCTCCAGAATGTTGCGCCGCGCCAGCGTGTGAGGCGCGTCAATGTTGCTCAGGTTGAGCGACTCAATCTCTTCCTCAGGAGTGATATTGATGACGTTGCCTGTCACAGCTTCCTGCACCACATTGCGCTTCCACCCGGCTGCGGCCTTCATGATGGAGTTGGCAATGGAGCCAGCCTGCTTGATCTTGGCGATCATCACCCCGACCTTGGTCTCAATCATGTCGTCGGTGATCATTGACTTGAGGTAGCTCTTCAGCGGGAAGAAGGCGCGCTGGTAGACGCTGCGCCCAACAAAGCCGAAGGCTGAGGGTGTCCAAGAAATGTAAACAGGAAATTCATTCTGCAGTGTGATGGCACGGCTGCGGTGAAACTGGCTGCCCTGCACGGTGATCTCTTGCACCTTCATGAAGTTCATTGCTGTGGGCACCTGGTTGAGCACCAAGCTGCCAGAAGTGTTGAGCGGATCATAGACGTTGAAGGCCATACTGGCATCTGGCAATGACCAGGGATCGAGTGGCTCGGTGGGATCAACACCATCCAGCAACAACGCCACGGAGCTAATGCCGTAGACCCGGCTCATCGCGGCAGTCTGGAAGATATAGGCGTCAGCGTTGATCTCCTCCCACTGCTCATTGAAGGCTTCCACAACGCGCTCGCCAGGGCTGTCCGGCACATTGAGCTCACGCCCTTCTGCCATTGCCAACTGCAGTGGCCCACACACCATCTTGAAGCCCAGCGGGTGCCAGAGAAAAATCTGCTTACAAATCTGATAGCTGACCTCATCACCTGGTGTGATGTCATTTGCCAGGAATATGGCCTCCAGCGAGTTGCCAAGAGGCGTGGCATCCAGGAAGGAGCTACGGATTAAACTCATCAATGAAAACTTTGCGCTGGAGGGAGGGCAGTGACCCCAGCTGGAGGGAGAAGGTCACCGCCCAAAGATGGACTGCCGCCCATCTTCACACTACTGGGGGGAGCCGGGATCGAAGGCTCGGACTTGCCAGCAGCGAGTCAAGAAGCAAAAGGGCAGCAGTGAAGCGTTCCGAAGGTTCGTGGCCCAAGTCTCTTCACCGCTGCCAGTTGATCCCGCGCGCCTGGAGGAAGCTGTTGCGCGGAATGTCACAATCAGTGTGTCGGATCTACTTCTGGCTTCTCAGGTGGCTCCCAACCGTCAGGATCGATCACGATGTAACGCCAGCCGTAGCCGGGGATGTGGCAGAGCGCGACGAAATAGCCACTGACGGGTCCGGGCGGACGCGGCCAGATTGAGCCAGGAGGTGCCGGCAATTCCTGATCGGGATGGCCTTCATCAGGCTGAACCGGCTTGGTCGGCCGACCCGGTTGACCAGGGAGACCTTGGCTGGGACGGTCAGGACGACCAGGTCGGGGTGGTACCGGCACGATTGGATTGCCCGGTGTCGGACCTGGCCAGATACCCGGAGGTGGTTCGGGAAGTTCCTGGTCGATACCAGCACCTTCATCAACACCATAGTCCGGATCAACCGGCTCTTCGATGCCGTAGTCAGGATCGACCGGACGGCCACCATGGCCACGGCGCTTGATAATGCGTAGAAAACCTTTCACACGCGGCATATTGTTCTTCCTTTTCAAGGTTTGATTTTCAGCCCCCGTTACTCTACGCCCGGATCAACTCGTTTACAAAACGAAATTATCCGCCTCTATTGCGTCCTGTGTACCACTTGAGGCCCATGCGGTTGCGCTGAGTGCGCGCGGTCTTTGACCAAATTTTCTGGACAGGCACCTTTGACACTCGTGTCACTGCAACAGGCGCAGGCACTGGTGCTGGCGCTGCTGCTAGCGCTGCTGCTACTGCCGGTTGCTCATCACTATGCTTCTTGGGTGCTTTCATAGCTGGCTCACCTCCGTGTCGCTCATCAAGCCCACCATCAACCCGTAGCAATAAGTGTCCAACAAGTCGTCGGCCCGCTTGGCCGCATCCTTGTCACCAAAGCGGAAGCTGCCCAATTGTGACAATAGGTGGTTGCGGGGCCGCGACTTGTAGTTCACAATCTTGTTGTAGGCATGACGGGTGATGCCGCAGCGCCCTTCGTGATGATGGTTCACCACTGCCATGGCACGCTCATCCTTGCCCTTGGAAGTGATCAATGTGCTGATGGGCTTGGTGTCCCAGCCATGCGCCTGACCCTGCTGCAGCAGGATGGTGCCACTGCCCTTGTCCTCAATCCACACACCGCTGACACCGAACCGGCAGCGATACTGCACCGACAGCGCCTCACAACGCTTCAGCACTGAGGGCAGCCAATGCTCAAGCAGCGCGCCGTCAAACTGCACGTAATCATAGTCAAGGACGTAGATTTTCTCCTCAGGGATCAAGGAGTGTGCGAAGTAGGTGCACGCTGTGCCGTCATTCTCTGAGCCAGACTTGATGGCAGTATCGATGATGGCGTAGATCTCGTCAATGATGCCGATGTCATCGTAGGGCTGACCCTCTGGGTCCATCATCTTGTCAGTGGCAAATACCACCTCGCTGCGCCAGTCGACAAACTGCGCCTCAATCTCCTGGCGGAAGCTCATTGGGTGGTAGGTGGAGCGGATCAGCTCAAACTCCGCGTCACGCCGCGCCTGCCAGGAGTCATCGCTCTCATCGGCACGGCGCAGTGGGATCAATGGATTATCAAATGTCGGTGCCCAGTATTCCTTAAAGCCATGCTCAGACTCTGTGCAAATGCGATAAAAAAAGTTCTCAGGGTCAATGCCATTGGTGTTGGACAGCACAATGGCTGAGCCTTGGTAATCCAACAAGGTGGGACGAATAGCATTCATCCAGATTTCCATCATGGAAGTGCCAGGGCGGTCGGTGAAGGCTGCTTCATCGATGACGGCCAGATGGTACTTGCGCGAGCGGCCCGCTGTCTCATTATCCATCAGCGTCCAGATCTCAATGGAGCCACCAGTGTGCAGTTGGATCAGCCCCATATTGGCGCTCTTGATGGCAGGGGCCAACTCACGGCGCAACTCGCGGCTCACCTGCCCGCTGAGCTTGTAGTCCGGCGCGAAGTAGCCACACGCTCGCCCCCGCATTGCGTAAGTTGACATCACAACCTTGGCGAACTCGGTCTTGCCCCAGCGTCGGCCGCATCTGACAGCGCGGTAGCGTGCCTTGAGTGCGAAGGCGCGGCGCTGCCCAGCGTGCAACTTGCTCAGGTAGATGTGTTCAGGCTGATCGCTTTGTTGGTGGTAGTACCTGGAGCGCGGCTGCATCATTCTCATCCAGTGGGAGATCTTGCACCATCTCATGCACCACAATGCCAGACTGCTTGCCTGACAGAGCGGCTTGTGCCATCAATGCCAATGCCTGTTGGTCACCATACTTGCGCGGGTTGATGCGGCCCAACATGTATTGTCGCCCTGCCAAGCGCAATTGTGCCCGCGCCACATTGTCCTTGGTGGTGACCGAATGACTGGTGCTGGTGATCTGGCCTTCGTCATCACGATGAGTGGTGGTCTTGTGCTCAGTGTAGGGCTCAATCTCATCAATGATGTGAGGTATCTCAGCAAACAGCTGCTCGCCCCAGGCCTCAAGCGCAACTTGGTAAGCAGCGTTAAAATCATCATCAGCCTCACGTTCCTGATGAATGCGGGCCAACGCGGGCACGCCCTTGGTGCCCGCTTCTGTGTGCAACTGCCCCACGGACAGCGCCCTCAGTATTCGTTCCTGCACACGCTTTGGAAGCAACCTCATGCTCCCTGGATTTTGCCGAGTTCTACCCCACCCAGTAGCTGTACTCAGCTTCCCAGGGGCGAAATGCCGGAGGCTTGAGTCAACTCGCAGGCCATGACCCCGCCTACTACGGGCTTCTGGGGATGGGATTGTAACCCCATTTTTGCCGGAAAGCAAAGCCCACCCTGGAGAGTGTGCTTCATCCCACTGAAATTACAGTTGAACTTTCTTCATTTTTTGATGCGAATTTTGTTTTCTTTTTGACAAGAATAGAGTACAATGTCTGTGTTGAAATGGAGTTGACCAATGGCTCTCGTGAACACCTACCTCACTCAGGCCGATGTCGAGCGCGAAACCGACAAAGCCTTGTTGGTGCGCATCAGCAATGGCGTGACTGGCTTTCATGACCGCCAGGTCTGGCTGCCCAAGTCGCAAGTGACCTGGGTGGCCCAGGGTTGCTTCCACGATACCATTCATGTGCCGGCTTGGCTGGCGCGCAAGATTCCCACCCCCAACCTCTGAAGGAAAAGTGTGATGAACCGCCTTGGACAACGCGTCAAGATTATGGCCGGCATGACCGAGTTTGTCGGCAAGCTGGGCACCATTGTGGATGTTGAGCAAGGTCGCCCGCCCATGTACCGGGTGCGGCTTGACCAGCCCGTTGAGATCCCCTACGTCGGCCTGGTGCGCGATGACCTTTGGGAGGGCAAGCTGCTCCGGAGGATCGCCAAATGAGCACCGAGATGATGTGCTACTTGATCCCCATCGCCCTTGGTGCGGTCATTCTGTTCCTCTATTGGCTCAATGATCACGAGAGTCAAGACGAATGGGAGTACCAGGAAAAACGGGGTGCCTTCAGCACCCGCCGTGGCAACCGCAACCATTGAGGGCTGTGATGTCATTTCCCAAGAAAGATACAACCACCTATGTGCTGTGGTTCTGGCAGCCCAGAGCGATGCCGGGCAAGTGGATCGAGTGGGTCAGCCAGTTTGCCACTGAAGCCGGTGCGCGCGCCGAGGCCCGCATGGAGCGTTTTGATGAACGCTTCAGTGCCTGGGGCATTGAGAAGCGCGTCTCCACCATCATTCACCAGAAAGGGTTTGTGGCGTGAAACCTCGCAGCTTCAATTTAGTGATGACAGACACCCTCACTGCCATGGACAACTTTGGCAAGGGGGTGTGGCAACCCACCAGTGACCTGACGCCGCGTGGTAGCATTGACGTTTACCACACTGTGACGCGGGAACGCTTCCGCATCCTGATCACCGACTACATCCATACTCAACCCCCAACAAAGGAGCCTGTGTCGTGATTACCCTATTCGTGCTTGTGCCACTATTGCTGCTGCTGATGTTCGGCCTGTTGATCGGCCGCACCGCTTGTTGGATACTCATTGGACTGTTCATCCTGTTCTGCGCAACCCACCAGGCCCATGCTGACACTGCCGATGACTTTGCCAACGCGGCGCGCCCCATCAGCACTTATTGCCAAGCTGACTATCCTGATGACTCCGCTAAAGAGCTAGACTGCGAACACACCAACTGGAATAGCTATCTGAAATCGAGGAACCATCATGCCCCAACAAGATACCAACACCATTAACCAAGCCTTGCTGCGTCGAATTGATGAGAAGTTGAGCAGCACCAATCTGCAAGCCCAGCTACAAGCCTTTGAGAAGCTGGTGGTGCAGTTTGATGACAAGGTGGATGGCATCCAAAATCTGCCAATGCAACTTGAAACCCTGGAAGGTAGCTTGGCGCGCGTCAACAAGCCGCAGCTAGATGCCTTTGAGGAGCTACTGGCCCGCATTGAGGAGAAGCTGGACAACCAAGATGTGCTCAAGCGCCTGGGGCCGATTGACACCAAGCTGGATGGCATGCAAGAAGAACTAACCCACATGCCTGTAGTCTTCAAAGCACAGCTGGACCGCCTCACCAACATCGACATCAAGTTGGCCACCGTGCCGCCCGCCTTTGAAAAGCAACTGGCGCCCATCAACAGCAAGCTTGACAGCATCCTGCTAAGTCAGCCGCTACAACTGGAGACCCTTGAACAGCAATTGACAAAGTTTGATGAGAAGCTGGATGGCATGCAGCAATTACCACTGCAGCAATTGGAAGCCTTCCAGGACCCATTCCCCAACTCACAATTGCTGGCGGTTGAACAACGGTTGCTGAGCATTGAAGGCAAGCTGAACGAGAAAGCCTTGCCCACCCAGATGGAGCGATTGGTGCGCATTGAGCGCATACTCTCCACAATGAGCTTGCAGCTGGAAAAGCAGCCTCCAGCTGAAGCACCGAAGACCAGCCCAGAAGTGTGGCGACCGGCAACTGTGCAACCTGAAATGACAGATGTTGACAGTTTACAAAGTGATGTCACCTTCCTGCGCCAGCACATCCAGCAATTGGAGATTAGACTGGAAACCAAGCCATCCCTCGCAACAATGGTTGTAGGCAATATCATCATGGTGTTTGGTATGGCAGCGGTCGCCGCCGCAACTATCACTGTAATTTATCTGTTGGGATTCATCAAGTGACGCCAATCTACATTCAGCCTGATGTGCCTGGGGCCAAGCGCGCCCAAACCAAGTCATGGAGAAAGGTCCACACCTTGCCTAGCTTCATCTACATCGTCTATCGCCCCCGGTTGAAGGGCAAGCTGCTGGACACCAAGCAGGCCTTCCATGTGCATGACTACCACCATGGACGGTTCGGCTTGTTCTCGCAACTGGTGGGCAAGTTCAACAGCCTGGATGCGGCTCGCAACGCCGCACAAACCTGGCAACAGCTTTTAGCTCGGGAGGGAGTAGCACCTTCCTGCAGCCGCGACGGCAACGGGCAAGGATGAAAGGTCCTACAAGGTAAGGTTCAGGCTCCCTCACCAAGGCCAAGGCAATCACCTGTGAAAACCTTACAAGCCGTCAAGAGGGCCATCCTGTTGCGAAGCGGGATGGCCCTTATTCTTGCGCCAAGCTTGCTTGCGCTCACGCGCCCGCGCTGCATCCTTGCGAGATTGCGCCTTGGCGCGCTCAGGGTTGGCGGCGCGCCACTTGCGCATATGGTCGCGGGTCTTAGTTGGGTCTTTGTAGACCATGCTCATGCTTGCCTATGCGTTCCCACCAGTCGATGAATTGTTCCCAACACACATCACACACAATGCCAAGCTCCTCATTCTTGGCAGGTGGCCCACCCAACACCTGGTAGGTTTCTGCCAAGGCTTCCTCGTCGCTGCGGCCCTTGGTGAATGTCTCACCGCAGATGTCGCACTTGAACTTGTTGCGCTTCATCAATTAAGCCTATGCTTCTCCTGCTCCAGTGCCGCCTCCAGTTCCGGGCTGGGAAAAGGGCCGCGTATGCCGGCATCACGCAGTCGCTGGTTCTCAGCCTGCAATTGCTTACAGGTGGCCTCCAGGTGCCACATGCTGGTGGTGAGCTTCTCCACGTTGTGCAAGGTGCGCCCGTACTCACGCAGCACAAACAGAAAAGCCGCTGCCACCACCAACAGCGCAATGCTCGCCACCCAGATCATTGGATGCAGCCTGTGGGCGGGCAAGTATCGTCTTGCCAGTAGTCACTGTGATGGTTGGAGCGGTCCGCATGGTTGGCCAATGCGACGCCACTCATGGCCACGCTGATGATGATAGCAAAGATCAACCTCACATTGTCCTCCTATTCTCTGAAGTCTGCTATGTAACACCCCACAGGGCGCGGCACACTCCCTGTGGCTCGCCAGCTTGAGGCAAATGCCACCCTGCCGCTGTCTGGTGACATTGTAGCTTGGCACTGACTGACATAGTCTGGGGTTGCCGAGTTCTGATGATGGCAAATTCTGAACACAGCGGAGCCCGTCAGCGCGCACATGATGATCTCACCCCGGTAAGGTGGATAAGTGGGGTTGTCAAAGGCATCCGCAACACACCAACGCCGGTTCTGGGTGCCACGTGTGGAAGTGTGCGAACACCAGCCACCGCCACTGAGTTGTGTATGCTTGGTGTCACGCAGCCGGAACTTGCCGATGCGGCCAGAAGGCCCAAAGCCCAGGCTACCAGAATTGACGCGCCCAACGATGTTCTCGTCACCGCCCGTGTCGAGCATCATGTCGCCGTGGCTCACGGTGTTTGATACCAGGGTGTTGATGATCTGGCCTTCCAAGTCAGTAACGATGGTGATGTCGGGGCTGAACTGCCACACCATGTAGGTGCCAGTTGGCGAGATGCCAACACTGCTGAAGTTGTTGGTGCTGAGGGATTGGGCAAACACATCGCGTTCACGTCTGCCGGTGCTCAGCCGGTAGACAAATGCTACATCGCGACTTTCCTTCCTGCCGCTGAGCACCACTGAGTCCCCAGCCAGGTCGAAACACCACTTCCAAGGCCCAAAGGTGAGATCAGTATAGGCCGAACCAAAAGCCTCAATCACCTCAATGGTGCCTGTATCCGGGTTCCACTCTCCAATCTTGTCCTGGTGCGCATAGTGCATCAGATTCGGGTTAGTCGGATGCCAGCGCACATCACTGCCGCTGGGCTTGTTGCGATGCACAAACAATGGCTCATAAGTTGCCCCGTCAAGGAACACAGCCGTTGGGCCGCTGGCCCCAGTGCCCCGGTTATGGTCGATGTAGAACAACGACTGATCGCAATTCCAGGACTGGTCACTGTTGTAGTGATGACGAGCTTCATTACCCCATGTCATGCCAGCGATGCCTGCCACTGCTGTGCCTGGGTCGCCAGTGACGCGTGTCAGCTTGGTCTTGAATGTTGGGTCTTCGATGGTCTCCAGATACGCAGGCTTAGGTGTCTGTGGCACTTCATAAAGATTGGTGTTGCGGATCAGCCATGCTGGCGGCTCCCACGCCTTGGGCGGCTCTGGCTCAATTGGCGGCACCCCTGGTTCTCCCCCATTTGCCTCCACCTGAGTGATGGTGATCTCCATATCACCTGCCTCTGCATCGCCACTGATGGTCACTTCGGCCGGAAAGGTCGTCTGCTTAGCCATGGTGTGTTTATCCTTCTTCTGCTGGTAACGCTAGCATGATCATCTTGGCGAACTGCACAGCATGCTCCCTGGGCAACCCAAGCCAGCTGACAGGTGTGCCGAAGTTGATGATGACATTCTTGGACTTGGGGTCCCAGGCCACACCCAACAGCAGCGCGCCCTCATCAGTTGGGTTGAGCTTGCCTTCTGGGAACTCATTGGTGGGTCCAAGCTTGACATTAGCCATCACTCTTCCTCCAGCTCTTCAGGGCGCATGCGAATTGCGCGCCCCTTGACATCCAGCAATAGCGAGTTGCGGAACACCGCCAGGCAACGTCCACAAAAGCCTGCCATTGGGCCCGCCTTGATGCGCAACTTCATGCCCACCAGCAAACGCCCAGAACCGATGAGGGGTTCAAGGTCATTGAACTCACCGCTGTCCTCTCTATTGCGCAGATCATCAATCACAGCTTGACATACCTGGATGATAAAGC